AGGAGTTAGCGTCGCTCGAATGCCTGATATTACGTATTGGGCATCCTCATCCACCGTGTTTGTAGCGATAGGATGAGTAGTGTCACTGGTGGGGTTGCCGTTGGCATCGACCAAGTCAAACTTAGTAATCCCGTGGATCTTGATGCCTGTCTGGCCGTTGAACTGAAGGGCACCTACGACGTTTAAGATGCCACTGGCCGTCAGCGTGCCACCAGAGGTTATCGTGCCGGTAGACGTTATGCTGCCAGCGGAATCTACGTTGCCCGTGGCGTTGACATCTACAAACGTAGCGTCTCCATCAGTTGCTACCTTGGCAAGCACGGACCCCGCGCTGTTCTGATACTCTTGTAGGTTGGCGCTGCTTTGTCCCGCCTTCTCTTTGACCGTCAAAGCTGCAGCAGAGCCGTCAGCAACAATAGGCTGCGCCAGTGTGTCGCGAGCTACACCGATGTTGCGGACGGTGATTGACACACTGCTGGCGATAGTCGCGCCAAAGCTAATCGTTGCACCGCTAATCGTGTAATCCGTAGTCGGGCGCTGGGCTACACCGCCCACATCGACGATGAAAGCCTTAGGGTCTGTAGATTGAGGTGCCGGGCTCAGTGTGTATGGCCCAGCAGTTCCGTCGCCATTAAACGAGTAGACACTCAGAGGGGTCGGTGAGTTGTAGAGCGACAAGCCGTCTACATACTGCTTGCTTACCGCATGGTCTCCCGTTGTTGGAGTCGCAACGTTCTTGATGTGTAGGCTCTGCGCGTCGAACTTGTTGTCTTGCAGATCTTTGTTCAGCGCGTTGGCAGACCCGCTGTCGTCAGCTTCCTGAGCGACAAAGAGGAGACCTAGGGCCGCTTGGTCCAGGTCTTCCGCCTTCAACACTGAGCCGTCCGAGAAGTCTGCAACGTCCGTCTGGAAACCGCTCTTACCCTTTGGCGTAGTCCGCTGAATGATGATGACGGAGCCAGCAGCGGCCGGAGAGGCCAAGGTCACCGTGTTGGCGTTAGCGTCAACCGTGAAGTCTGATGAAGCTAGAGTCGCGCCATTGACTGAAACCGACAGGTGACTAGTCGATAGGTAGTCAAAGTTTATCGCAAACGGACCCGTGCCCGACGACTCGTATCGAACGAAACTGAATGGTGATGAGTTGCTGGGCATGGTTAGTCCTCAATCAGACGAAGGAGATCTTTGTAGTCCTGTCCGACGCGACGTCGGGTTTTGATCATGTCAACGATTTTGGCGCGCTTGTTCACCTCTGGGAACTCGTCCAACATCTCTGCGTAAGCCTTTGATCTATACTTGTTCAGAACGCTCTGAATCAGACGGGCTCTCGGGCTTCTGTCTAGACCGTCCACAGGCTCGTAAGGAAGACGCTTGTATTGTCGCGACGACATGAGCTTGCGTAACTCTTGGCGCAAGTTGCGGCCATTGATACGCACGCCGCTGGATAACTCTAGCCAACGATCGTAGGCGGACTGGTCGCGATTGTTGAAGTAGTCGCGCAGTTCTACGCCGTTCTTCAGCGATCTTGGTGCAGAGAATCCGTGGCCGACCTTGTCAAACTCCTGCATCATCTTGTCGTCTTTGACAGTCGAGTAAGAGAACGGGTTGACGAGGTCCACGGCAGCGTATGTGCCATTGTCCATGATCTCCTCGCCCAGCATGTTGCGGCGGTGCGGGACACTGTCAGACAGACCAGGCACGCGAGCCTTCAGTGCGTCGGTCATGTTCTTGATGTCCATTAACGGGTCTGAGCCGGATCTGGCAACCTGCGCAAACAAGTTGGGCACGGCAAACGACGCAGCCGTACGCCGGGCAAACCCAGGCACAGTCATTTCAGGGTCGAACAACACACCAGTAAAATCTTTGATGCCTTTTAGGTAGGTTTTGGATGTGATGTTCTTAGAAATCGCCATCATGACGCCGAGAGCAAGGTCTTCCGCGTCCTTTCGCTGCTCCTCATCGCCCTTGCTCATGATGTCTACTAAGTCTGCGGTAATCCCGAAGAACGAAGCAAACGGGTCAAGTCTTTGGTAGCTGATGTATGAATCACCGATCTTGATCGAGTAAGCCTGCCATCCAGTTTGCTCTTTAAGCTTCCTTTGGTTGTTGTTTTGCGGCCCACCGCCCGTGATTCCCCCGTTCATCGCGGCGACAGTAGCCCCAGTGAACAAAGTCATTCCGGTGGCAAGTCGCCCCAGCGCCTCTGCCTGCGCCTCTTGGTCAACACCTTGTAAAGCCGCGCGGTCATCTGCGAATAGCTGCGCCATTCGCTCTCGGATCGCCGAACGCTGACTGCTTCCCGCCAGCGGCACGCGCTCTAGCACGTATTGCATGACGTTTGTAGGTGTGCGAACAAACGGCAGGATGATGCGCAAGACAGGATAGTTGCCGGTGATGTCGGACAGCATCTTGCCTGCGCCTGACAGCGCCCCTCTGTCTTTGCGCAACGGAGTCGTGAACGTCGCGTCACGCGCCGTTGCAAGTGCCTTCTCAGCTATCGGGTTATACAGCCTCATTTTAGAGGTCACGTATTCGTTAATCTTGAACCCGCGATTGGGATCGTTAGGCGCAAACCTAGCCTGTGCTTCGTCTACAAACTTTTGGGCCGACAAGAACTGTCCGTCATCGACGATGTATTTAAACTCCTGCTCGACCCACTCGTCGAGCTTGTCAGGCCGAACTACACGCTCTGCGACGCCACGCTTGTAGAGTTCCGCTTTAACCGTGGTTCTGTAGTTCAGCTGCTTGAAGAACTCGTCAGTGCCTGCCAAGAACTTACCAGGTGCGTTGACGACGTTTCGCGCCATCCACTTTGCGGCAATCGCACCCATGGTGTCCGTGTCTTTGATGTTTTGATCGATAAGCGCTTCAATCTGCGATCCGCCTACCGGAGCTTGGTCATCAGCACGAGTGCCGATTTTCTCCAACACTCCCTCGCCGCTCATCGTAGCCATCTTCGCAACCTTTAGAGAATCGCGAATCTGTGACGGGATCGCCAGCAGGCGTCCGAACTCAATGCCAGCATTCTGAAAGTTGCCCGCCAGTGCTTGTCCTGTGGCGCGCTCTAGCGGAGCCAACAAGGTTGTGGTCAACCCTCCAGCCAGGTTCACAATCATTGTTGTAGGGCCTGACAGAATAGAGTTCATCCACCATTCGTTGATGGCTCCCATCACACCCGCCTTGCCTCGGGCATACTTCAGTGCCGCCCCTGTATCTGGGTTGAGGTTGAGCACATCTTGGAATTTCTTTAACTCTGCGCGAACCGCGTCTTCGCCGCCGCTGATGTCGAGAATCCTGTCAACGACTTCTTTCTGATCTAGGTTTTCCAGCGAGAATTTTTCCAGCGGCGACTCTTCTGCAATGTCGCGCGCCAGCCGTCCTGCTCGCGTATCTCCCGTGCCTCTTTGAATCGATTGTAGGTTGCGTCCGAACTCGCTCTGAGTAGCTCGAATGTTGTTACTAAGCGTTTTGAAGTTCTTCTGCATCAGAAGAAACTCTGCCAGCTTTTTATTCGACTCAATCTTGGAAAGACCGTCGTCAGCGGCTTCCTTCATGACGGACTCCAATCGCGATCTTGTCTGAGTCAGCAATTCACGAATGGCTCCCATTCGGTAGCGGTTGTTGATCAACGCTTTCCGAGTTTCTTCAGTCACATCTCCTGCGTTGCGGATTTGCACCTCAAGCGTGGTCAGCTTTGTCCCGGTCGCCTCGTCAATAAGTTTGGCGTCCTGCATCGCAGTCTCGGAGTCCGTCTTGAACTGCTGCCCGACTTTTTCGTCAAAGACTTCTGCAGTCTCGCGCGTCAAGCTCGATTCATCGACTGCCTTTTCTGACTGCTTGAGCGCCTCATCGACACGCTTGGTCAGATATTTCTCTACCATCTCCAGAGTGCCGCCGCTGTTTTCAGTCGATGTCAGATCGTTACGCATCTCGTCTGCGGTTTTCTCTGGCCCAGCTTCTACTGCTTCGTCGGCTTGTTGAGTAGTGGTAGGTGTTTGCGCGGTTTCGTCGGCTTGCTTGGCTACTGCTTCAGTGACTTGCTCCGTAGCTTCGCCAGCTTCTCTCTTGGCAGCTGCACGCGCATCCGCAATGCCTTCGCGTAGTGATTGGACCGTAACGCCCTTGCCGTTGCGCTTAACGCCGGGGTGCTTCTTAGCCTCCTCGCGAAGTTGCGACTTGGTCATCTGCTTGAGGTCGTCGTCGATCACAGCCGTCTGCTTGACTTCTGCTTCTACAGTTTCCTCTACAGCTTCGTCAGTCTGTTTCGCAGCTGCCTTTGCCGCGTCCTGTTCTTTCAAAGACTGCTCTAGCGCCACCGAAGCAGCTTGCCTGTCTGGTAGGGCCTTAACACCGGCACGAAAGGCTCGGAGACCAACAAGCACGGCGTCAACAGCTACGCCTAGTCCCGCTCCTTCCAAAACGGTCTTCATGCGCCCCGTCAGTTCAGAGTCTTCCTCATCAGCCGCAAGGAACTCAGTGACCGGGTTCTGCAACTCCGGCACCATCTGAATCATGTTAGACAGCCGCTGTTCATGGCCGTCGAAGACCGTAAAGTCCGCGATGGCACCCGCTGTCGCATACTTACCTGCCTCCATGCCTCGCGCCAGCAGCAGTGCAGGCACGTTGCGGTTGGCGGCTTGTAGGGAGCGAACTGCCTTGTTACCGGCGTCAACGGCCTTGCCGATCTTGCCGATCTTGCCAAGTTTTGAGGCAATGTTTAGACCAGGAACAAACCCTGTTCCAAACTGAACAATGCTCTCGACCATGCCGCCAGCCATGGTTTTCGACCCACCTAGCCCAAAGTTTTCAGGGGCGTCTGGAAGTATGTCCTGAGCCAACGCATCTACAAGTCCGTAGACGCCTTGTAACGCTCCTGCAACGCCACGCGGGATCGCGGCTGCAACGTCGCCAATAGTCTCAAAGAATCCGAAGTCTTCCTGGTATCGCTGGCGCGTAATGCCTTGTTGCTGTTGGTCATCCTCTT